GTTCATGCTAAGGTGACTGAAGTATTACGGAATGGTCAACCTTATTGTTTTGATTTTGAAGATTTCAATTCTCAACACTCCACACTTAACATGCAAATGGTTCTCTTAGCTTACAAGAACACTTTTTCATCATATTTGAGTGACGAACAACTCCAATGTGCTGACTGGGTAATAAGGTCACTGAAGAATGCATACAGTAAAAAACCGGACGGGGAGTGGTATAAAATTCATGATACTTTGTTGTCTGGATGGCGTCTTACAACATTTGTGAACACTGTCCTTAATTGGGTTTATACACAAGAGTGCATCGCTGATGACGGTGTTGTAACAACACATAATGGGGATGATGTTTTAGCAGCTGTTAGCACCCTGAACCAGGTCACACAAATGCAGTACAGAGCAAAGAAGATAAATGTACGGTATCAACAGCATAAATGCTCTCTTGCTAGTACTGCTGAGTTCCTACGAGTTGATCATAAGACCGGCAATGGTGCACAGTATCTGTCAAGAGCTGTGTCTACATTCGTGCACGGACCTACAGAAAGCATAGTACCTAATGATGCCCTATCACTGCTCATGGCTATAAGGACAAGGGGTGATGAGTTAAGATCTCGTAATGCGCAGAAAGACGTGGTCGATTTATTTGAACACGAGATACTTAGGTACTCTAGCGAACAATTCGGACTTACGGAAAAGGAGATGCAAGACGTGATGGCTACACACACATTAAATGGTGGGATAAGCAAAGAACTGGATATTTCACGACTGCGCTGTAGGATAGTGAAGATACAGGATGCAGAACGTACAGTAACAGACAAGGTATTACGGGATAAAGCACGAGACCTACCTGGTGTACACGCTTATGTCAACACAATAATGCGTAAGCTTAAGACTTACAGTCATTACAAGAGAATCAAAGAAGCAGCCGAGAATGCTATTTTTGCGAATAGCTACTCGTTTCGTTTCGGGGTTATGGTAGAGCAATCTACTCCCGACGATACAAGTAGCGTAGAAATGTCGCAAATGGGCATGTACAGGCATGAGAGGCTTGGCAATAAAGGATTATTAGCCAAGAGCTTCAAGATACCAATATCAGACATTCTGGAGGATGATACTAATATAATTGATCTTATCAAGTATACTAGAGATCCTATGAAGTGTCTAGATTTATGGACTTGAAAAACTCTCAAGAGTAATGTGG